TGTATGAGGGCAAAGCCCCAGAGTTTTCTGAGACACAGAGAGCCCGTATGCCAGCGTTCTTTGAGCATAGCAATGTCAACCTACCCCAATACGCTTGAACCTATACTAGGTCCAAATGTACAATCACTTCTTATAGAAATGGAAGAAAAATTCCCACCTATTACTCCACATCCTAAAGAAGAATTAGCAAGCATCATGTATAAATCTGGACAACGCTCTGTTGTAGAGTGGTACAGAGAAAGACTTGATGAATAACACAGCGTTTCATTTCGTACCAACTGAATATGTTGATTATGTATGGGACGGAGTAAAACCTTTAATAGATAAAACTCAAAACCGACCTGATGACTGCCTAAACACAGATGATTTCTATGATATGATTATAGAAGAAACTGTCAGGCTAGTCATTGGGTTAGAGTTAGACTTCTCTGGTGATTTTAAGTCACTGAACAGTGATGATATAAAATCTACTGTAGTATGTGAGGTTTCCGAGTGGCCACGTTTTAAAGTATTAGATATACATATTTGGGCTACTGTATCTGGTACAGATTATCAGAAATGGTACGACCAATTCTATACTATTGAAAATTATGGCAGAGATAACGGTTGCTGTGCAGTAGCTGCAGTAGCACGAAGAGGTTTAGCAAAAAAGCTCATCCAAATTAGTGGATGGAAGGAAGAATCTATTTTAGTATCAAAAAATCTTTAAGGAAATGATTAGATTTAAAAAGAAAAAAAAGTATCCTAAGTATACTGGTCCTAGTCCTGAGGAGGCTGCAGCAGCAGCAAGAAAACAAGCAGAAGAAGCAGCCGCTAAAGTAAGGGCTGAGAATGAAGCTGCTATGAAACAGATGCAGAGTAAACTAGATGCTATACGTAAAGCACAAGGACAAACCTTTAAAGGTTCAAACTTACAGAGTCAGCAGAAAGGTTTAAGTAGAAGAGGCATGAGTGATAAGAAAAAGAAAGCTATGAAAACTAGTAAGACTAAGATCGCACTAGATCCACAAGCAAACTATGGCTCAGGAGGCGCTGGTCAAACTCAACTATAATCATGAACTACGCACGCACAAGATACGATAATCTTACTAAACACCGTACACAATTTCTTGATGTAGCTGTTCAATGCTCTAAGCTTACACTTCCTTATCTCATACAGAATGATGAGGGACGTACTTCACATATCAAACTAGATACACCTTGGCAATCAGTAGGTTCTAAATGTGTCGTAACTCTAGCAGCAAAATTAATGCTAGCACTGTTACCTCCACAGAGTACCTTCTTTAAATTCCAAATTAGAGATGACAAGTTAGGTGACGACTTCCCACCAGAGGTACGTTCTGAACTTGACTTAAGTTTCTCTAAGCTTGAGAGGATGGTCATGGATTCAATCGCTGCATCCAGTGATAGAGTAACCATACACCAAGCCATCAAGCATCTAGTTGTAGGTGGTAACGCCCTCATATACATGGGTAAGGAAGGACTTAAGCATTATCCATTGAACAGGTTCGTTGTAGAACGCGACGGTAACGGTAATATTATTGAGATCGTAACCAAAGAAGTTATTAATCGGAACCTTCTTCCTGATGTCTTAAAGGAAATAGAATCCATACCTAATAGTCCTGGTGACGTAGGTGGTGGCATTGGGTCTAGAAATGAAGAGGATGTTGATGTTTACACTTGTGTTAAACTAAGAGGAAATAAATGGGTATGGCATCAAGAAGCATTTGATAAGATCATACCAGGAACACAGGGTAAAGCGCCTAAGGACGCTAGCCCATGGTTGGTACTAAGATTCAATTCGATTGATGGAGAGAACTACGGACGTGGTAGAGTAGAGGAATTCCTTGGTGACTTTAGGTCATTAGAGGCACTCTCTCAGGCCCTTGTAGAAGGCTCTGCAGCAGCCGCAAAAGTAATCTTTACAGTATCACCCTCAAGTACAACTAAACCCCAGACAATCGCCGCCGCAGGTAACGGAGCTATCGTCCAAGGACGACCGGATGACATCGGTGTTATCCAAGTTGGCAAAGGTGCTGACTTTGCAACCGCTGCACAAATGATGCAGGACTTAGAGCGAAGATTGCTGGATGCTCACCTTGTCTTAAATGTTAGACAGAGTGAACGTACTACAGCAGAAGAGGTACGCCTCACACAACTTGAATTAGAACAACAATTGGGTGGGCTATTCTCACTGTTAACAGTTGAATTCCTAGTACCATATTTAAATAGAAAACTTCTCACACTTCAAAGGAGTGGAGAGTTACCACGTATACCTAAAGACTATGTGAACCCTACTATCGTAGCAGGTATCAATGCTCTAGGACGTGGACAAGACAGAGAAAGTTTGACACAATTCATTACAACTATTGCACAGACCCTCGGACCTGAGGCTATGATGCAATTCATTAATGCTGATGAAGCTATCAAACGTCTAGCAGCAGCACAAGGTATTGATGTACTCAACCTTGTTAAGTCTATGGATGATAGAAATGAAGAGGCAGCAGCTTCAGCACAAGCTGAACAAGACATGGAGCTTACTAAGCAAGCAGGTCAATTCATTAACTCACCTATAGCTGATCCATCTAAAAACCCTAATGCAGAAGAAGTAGTCGATGACATCGCAAGCCAATTCGAAAGCGAAGAATAAACCTACCCGTCCAAAGAGGGTAGTAACTAAAAAACCTAAGCCTGCACCAAAGGCTGAGTCTAAATTTGAAAGCAATGAAATTGCTAAACCCACCTCTTTCGATACCAATAAGTTTAAGTATGCTCAAGAAACTTTAATAGGTGAGCCTACTATCCATCCACCTGGTGGAATAGTAACTTCAGTTGGTCTCGGAGGATTGAAAACAGAAACTAATTATGGCGATAAACCTAACGTATGATCCTGCTAACGATCCTGATACCATTGAAGCTGAAGATCAGCGTGATGCAGAATCGTTAGAAGTAGGAGAAAAATTAGCAGAAGAACAAGAACAACTTCTCGCTGGTAAATATAAAGACGCTGAAGAACTTGAACAAGCCTACATTGAATTACAAAAAAAGCTTGGCTCTAAGGAGGAGGAAGCTGAAGAGGAGCCTGTTGAGGCCAAAGACGAAGTAGAAGAAACAGAGGAGGAAAACCCTTGGGAAGATGATCCAGGCGCACAAGCTATCTTCCAAGCTTCTAATGAGTATGATGAGAAAGGAGAGTTATCTGAAGAATCGAAAGAGGCTCTTTATAAAATGGATAGTAAAGATCTAGTAGATGCTTACTATCGTATCCAAGAGAGTTTACCTGAGAGTACAGACGAACCTACAGAGAGTACACCTTTATCTGATGAATCTATAACTGAGATTCAGAACGCAGTAGGTGGTGAACAAGCTTATAA